ATCGATTTTATCCAACCCGGTAAGCTTAAATGTTTTATTTACCAATTCAGAGGTTAAGGATTTTTCAGAATATTCTTGGCCAATACTCTCTAATCCCAAATCTTGTCTGCTCAATCCTTCGATATTGTCGGCAAACAGTTCTTTACCGCTCTCAAACACTCCATTTTCATAAATACTCATGAAAATATCATCAAACTGAGTAATTGCTGAGTTAATACCGCCCATTGTATAAATATAGCTTGCATCTCTGGCGAAGGCTATATATTTATTGCTAACGCCACGTTGAGAAAACCGCGCCGCAAAGATTTGGCGCACTTCCTCATCTTGTTCCGGGGTAATTTCTTGGTTAGCCATAAGCTCATCAACCCAGGCACCGATTGTATTGGCAATATTTTTCGCATCACGGCCAAAGAGTTTGCGTTGCTCAATAGCGGCATTCATACCTTCAATATAGCTTATTAAGGCATCCATCGACGGTTTATAAAACTTATTCATGTCTTTATCGATAATATCGATCATTCTGTCCTTAGTGTTCCCAGGCAAAGGACGAATACTCTCATTACGACGGAAACCCATCATATAACGGTTAATAAATTCAATCTTTTCTTCCGGTGTTGGCTCAAGATTGTTTTCGCGTTGCTCTTCAATCCAGGCATCCAACTGTCTGCGCAATGGTGAAAATGCCGCATCACCTTCTAAATATTGTAAAAAGGCATTAGCATCTTTAACCGCTCTCGGAAAATAATCCGGCAAATAACCGAGCTCAATACCGGCTTGTGTTGCATTATCAAAAATATTAGCCAAAACATTTTTAACCGCAACAAATTCATTGTAGGCATTGTATTTATTAACTATTTCAAGTTGCTTTTGCATGTAACCGTTCTTTAAGGCTAAATCAAAAGCTGTCAGATCGGCCCTTGAAAAAGTTTTCCAAATATCCATAAACGGTTTAATTTGGCGATAGTAATTATTAAGCTTAATTCCTAATCTAGCCTCATAATTAACCATGCGGTTTTTTAGTTTTGGGTTAATCCGGTTTAGTCTCGTATCAATCGGAGTAATGATTTTATCAATCAAATCACCACCGGCTTTTTTAACCATTTCGCGCTTTTCTTTATAAATGCGCTTTGTGCTTTGAGCGGCCTTTTTTAGATCGTGGAGCTCATATTTCCACACATCAGAATAAGTATCGGCACTCATATTATTAAGAGCATCTGAAATAATATCATCATTAGCCTTCTGGCGATCCTTATTCATCTCAAAATTATGTTGCAATATCTCATCAACCGGAGCTTCCAAATAAAAATCGAGGTTATCTCCACCTAATATCTGGCCAAAAACATTCCTAATATCGTCATTAAGATCAACATTAAGCTCGGTAGCGGCCTTATACAATCTCCTAAGCCAGTTTAAAAAGCTTCTAAAAGCCTCTTTCAGATAATTATTCGGAGCCTTTCCGTCACGCAAATATTGTTCAAAACCCCGAGCGAAAAGCTCATTTTTAGCATAATCACGGGCTTGTTCAAGTGTATTAAAGGCCTGGTCCTCACCATAGACAATATTTCCGGTTTTATCAGCTACCGCAAAGCCGTTTTCTGTTTCAATAACCTTATAGCGTTTATCAAACTCATTGTTGGCCCACTCATCAATTTTAGCCCTCATTTCGTTTGTTTTAGCAGTATTAAGGTTAGCCAACTCCTCAAAAAACCAGTGGGCAGTTTCATGCATAAAGGTTGAGGCATCAGCGTTTTCAAACAAATAAAGCACCCGGTCAACATAAGCTCCCCTTGGCGCAACTTTGCGAGTGGTATTCTCACCGCCTTGGAACTGTACTTTTTCACTATTGACATTTTCCCCATTTTGTGAGATACTATCTTTAGAGGATGTTTTGGTATTTCTTTCGAGGCTTGCCCTCTTAACCGATTCATCCTCTAAGTTGTATAAATGAACTGTTTGTGGTTTATCTTCCTTCTCTCCTACATTTTGTTCCGTATCTAAAATAACATCAAAAATATGATCGCCAATTTTAACGGTAGTCTTAAAATAATGATATTTTGCAATATCCTGTTTTTCTTCCGTTTTTTTGTTGTTTTGTGAGCTAACATATTCAGCATTTTCAATCAAATACTTAAAAGCCATAGCATATTTATTATGCTCTCTCTTTTGGCTATCAGACATATTATTCCAGTGGTTTGGAATAGATATATGACTTCTTTTCTTGGCATTATTCTTTACGTCTATAACCCAATCTTTTGAAAGAGGTAAAAACTCATTACCAAACTTCAATACTTCTTTCAAATAATTACGAACATCTTTTGGTTTGGGTGATTTTTCAAAAGCATTGGTCAAATCAACAATGCCATTTTTAATGCTTACTTTATCAGGATTATATATGTTTTTATACACCACCTCTGTTCCATCCGGAAACACAACCAATGCATCAGCGTTTTTAATATCTTGCGTGCTTTCAGGTGTTTTGGCTTGGCGCTCTTCTTCACTCATATTCATTCTAGCTTGGGTGTTGCGAGCTTCAACCTCACCGGCGAAAGCCTTATAAATTTCGTAAGCATCAGCATCAGACAATTTTGACTTTGTTTCATCAACAGCTTCTTGCCACAAATCACGCTCATCACGAATTGTCTTGTAAGCATTTTCAATCTGATCGAAACTAACACCTAACTGATCCAAAAGATTATAGTATTCTTTTTCAATCTTATTTCCTTCTTGAACATCTATGCTATCATCAAAAATAGCATTTAAGTATTTGCCATAAGCCTTTGATAACTTATCAGCATCCTCTTTTTTTATACCGTCAGTTTTTAACTGCTCAACCATAGCTTCGGTAATTTTTCTTTCTAATGCCTTATGAAAATCTTTAGCCTCTTTTGTTTTGATTATTTTTCTATAAGCTTTGGCAAGTTCCATATTACCGCCACGGCTAAACCCTTCATAATCTTGGATTGCGTGCTGAATTTCATGCATTAGGACGGATTTTATTTCGTCTCCCTCAAGAGTACGAGAATCTAAATAAATAGTATTGTCTTTCTTTGAATATCCACCGCTGCTTAAATTTTCTAATCTTTGTACTTCTACTGTTATGTTTTTTAAGAACGGATAAGCATTAAAAAGTTTATCATGATTTAATAGCTCGCCTAATGTAATTTCATAATTAGAGACAAAACCGTGGCTTATGTCATAATCAATCTTTTCGATTTCATCATAACGCTTACTTATTAAATCATCTAAATAACCTTCGGGATAAGCATCATTATTGTTTTTTCTTTCTTTCTTAAATGTTTCTATATCGTCTAAAAGTTGGTCTCTTTTGGTATAAAGATCTTCTAGTGTGCTTGCTTTATCAAAAGCATCTTTATTTATTGTTGCATCTTTATCGCTTATCTCAAACCGCCATTTGCCATCAACACCCTTAAACCAACCTGTTTGTCCTCTGATCAATTCGCTGTCATAACCAACATCGGACATAGATTTAGCTTGATCTAATCCGGAAATATCGGCCGTTCTTGCATTTTCCCCGGCAAATTGAAACGGGATATAATCACCGTCTAACACATCCTTTGTTTGTCCTGAAAATTGCGCAAAAATCTCTTTTTTGATTTGTGGAGCGTGCTGTTCCATAAAGGCCAAAGGTGATGTTCCGGTTTCTTCTGCGCCCCAAAGCGCAATACCTTGCCAAATCTTTGCATAAGCATTGGCTTTTTCCGGATTGACTTTAGCATCTTTTATTAATGCATCGTTTATCTGGTTATAAACTTCTTCAAGTTCTGCCTTGGTTTGAATGGCTTTTCTTGCCTGCTCGGTGCCTTCATTAGCTTTAATAAACTCATCAAACTTATTTAATGCACCATCAATACGCTCTTGAAATAATGCGTTAACCGTATCTCCATGCTTACCAAGCTCTTCTCCAATAGCTTCCTGAATTGTATCAAGATCGGCATCGCTCATACCTTGGGCCTTGAGTTTATCTCGTGTTTGTTGCAGTTTGATATATCCACCATCAGCCGCGCTAACTACGCCACCGCTTAAAGATCCACCAATAACACTTTCAATAACATTTTCCATGAGTTCTTGCGCATCATTATAGCCAATTCTCTTAACCAGATTTTGCCACAAAGTTTGGCCGCCTTCGGTTAAACCTTCGGATAGCATCGATTTTACAACTCTCTTAGCGAGCGGTGCTGTAACCCTTTGGTTAAATATCTGCTCAAATCCATATTTTTCCAAAACTGCCGTTCCGGCTGTTCCAGCCGCATAAAGGCCGAGAGCTTTATTTTGGCTTTTCCCTTTTTCTCTTGCTTCAAAGTAGATATCATCGGCATCGGCTGAGGCTAATAAAGCACTTGCCACCCCTCTTGATCCAGTTATTTTAGCCACTCCGCCAAACCAACCAATTGAAGAAACACCGCTTGCCGCCGCAGATAGAGCTCTGGTTAAACTTGGATTTTCCACAAAAGAGCCCTTAAAAATATTTTCATCTGGTTTCAACCATTCTGATTGCAAGCCCCAATCCCAAAACTTTTCAATATAATTACCAAGCTTTATATAGCTGTCGGCCAACATATTATTATATTTAACATCGAGCTTTTCTCTTGCACTCATTAAGGATTGGTCGCGTTCATCGCGCATCCAATCACCATATATTTTAAAAGGATGAGCGGTGACACCCTTACCAATCTCCAAAAAGCTTCTGGCACCGGCTTTACCGACCTCTTTCCAATTAACGCTATTCCAAGGCTCTTGTCTTATTTTTTCAAGAGCTTGAATGTTTTTATTTTTTTTCTGCTTTTCCTCAACTTCTTTCCCGGATCTTACCTCAAAAGTAAAGAGTTTATCCATAAAGAGTTGCATTTTTTCAAAAGGTTTAGCATCTTCGCCATCTTTGCCAACCAGGTCCATACCGTTATAATCTTTTGGGTTGATGTTGTCATTTGCCATAGCGGCTTGTTTGGCCGCGGTCCAATCTTTTTCCCAAGGCTGTTGCGCAGGTTTAGCGCTTATTTCTTGTGTTTGATTATCCCAATTCATTTCCCAAGGTTTAACCATTATATTTTCTCCCAATTGTTTTGATCGTTAGCATCACCGCCCTTATAGCGATAGCCACCGACAACATCTCCAACCCTCAAACCGTTGATGGCGCGATTGAGGTTGTTATTTTTTAACTCATTTATTTTGTTTTTCAAAAACTGCCTCTTCTGGTCAGAGGTGTAATCCTGGCCATCAACATTCCGAAAATAATCAAGTAGCAATTGGTTTTTATCGTTTCCGGAATAATTTTCATTAATATATTCGTTGGCATCTTTATAGGTAAAATCGCCCCATCGCCACCATTTATCGTCCGCCTCATTTTCTCTCAAATTTTGGATGTTTTTACCTTCTTGTGTGTAAACGCTGTTTTGTAAGCGTTTATAATCCTTAAAACTCAATCTTCCGGCGGCATACTCATTATTTATTTTAGCTAATATATCCGTTGTCTGCTTAAAATATTTTATAGTTCCTTCCTCGACATTGTCGTTATCTTTTTCAATTCCGGCAATATCAAGCAAAATATCTGCCGCAACTTCCGCCTGGGTTTCTGCTGTAATACCGAGCGAGGATAAAAGAGCTTTTTTCTTAGCCTTATAAAATTTATCACTTACACTATCCTCTGCTTGGTCCAAAAGAGCGATTGCCTCAGCGGCCGGAAGATTATCAAGCTCTTGGGTTAATTTACGCTCATTGCTCGCTTCTTTAACCTGATTATTATAGTCTTGAATAGCTTTAGCCCGATGGGCGACTTTTGTCATGACGTCAAAAGCATCTTTTTTCTTAAAAGAGTTAGCAAACTCCGGCTGTTTCAATAATTTGATTGCCGCTTCTGCGTTTCTCTCAGCCAATCCATATACAAAATTGGTCTTATATTCCTCTTCATAATCAGCCATTAGTTTTTTAGCTTCCATTTCGCCCAAATTCTTGGCTGTTGCTTCAAAAAGCTGATTATAAGAATATTCAAAGTTATCTAACGCGCCTTTAACATTTCCGGCCTTACCGGCATTAAGAGCTAAATTATAATTGGCATTCATCCCATCAGCCAAATCAAGTTTAGCGTTTTCTTGTCTTTGCTTCCAAGCCCAGTCATTACTTGCCGTATCATAAGCCAGGTTTAGTTTATTGGTCATTTGCCCCCATTGGCCCTGCATCAAAGGATCAATATCTTGGCCATATTTTTTCCAAATATTGTTTAATCCCTCTTTCAGCTCTGATTTATATTCCGGTGAATTTGGCGTGCGTTGATATTTGAGTTGCAATCCTCTTACAAACTCATCAGCCTCAGCTCTGCCCTTGGTGGCGTTGGTTTCAATTCTTATGTTTTGTTGCTCAACCAAGGTTTTACGCAGATTTTCTGCCGCCGGTTGAAGCGCACCGGAAAAAGTGGCCAAAGTATTCACTTTTTTTGTGGTATCATAAAACTGCCTGTCAGTTGTAGGAATATTAACCATATTTTAACCCCTCTTATAATATACTGCTTAGTCTTGCTTGTGTTGCGCTCTGCTGAGCCTGAAATTTATTTCCGCCAATAAATGCACTGTTGTTTAATCCGGATCCCTGATAGCTTGCATTGGTAAAGGTCACATTGTCGGTAACATTGTCAGTGGCCAAAGATGAGCCCCCCATATTATACATATTAAAGGCGCTCACTCCGGCATTAGCCAAACCGCCGAGCAAATTGGCTCTGGCTTGTTTAATAATGTTTTTAGCCTGTTGATTATAGCTTGACCGGATCGCCCTCACATCGGCTATACCGGTATTATAAGTATCATCAACCACCGCTTGCGGTGTTCCCTCGAGCTCCAATCCGGCCGCCAAATAAAGCACTCTTTGTCGGCTTGCCAGTTTAGATATTTCGTCCGCTCTTCTCTCGGCGGCAATCTCGCCTTCTTGTATTGTTTGCCTTGCTTGGCTTTTAGCTGAATTATAGTTTCCGATTGCGCTTGCGACGTTCAATCCGGCCACAACGGCCGCGGCAACTGCTAACACCATGGCTTACCTCCCAAAATCAATATTATATTGAATAACTGTCAAATTCATTGGTAGCGGTTTGTCTTGGACAACAAAAATCTCTTTCCAATTATAATTATCGTCTCCGACTGATCTTTTCTCATCACCATCCATCGGTAAAGGCGGCAAATCCATAAATCCTTGCGGTACAAAATATTGTACATCCTGCATAGCCGAAAGATCTGTTCCAATCTTCACACCGCAAGAGTTCACAAACCGCAATACAAACTCAGATATACGCTTGCCGACTGTCTGATAATTCATTCCTTCCGCATACATACCCAGGTTAAATGTTTTCAAAATGCCGGTATAAGGAATACCCAGGCAAATAACCGTTGCTTGTCTGTCGATGGACAGGTTTCCGGAGTTATCCACTTCCACATCTCCGTAATATCCTCCATCAGCAACAACACTTACCGTCTGTCCGGCAAACGGTGTTAACCCGGATATACTGTCAAAACTGATATACCATTCATTCCAGGTGGACGGATAATAACTTTCGCTCAACAGTTTAACATTAACTTCCGTTGCGCTCACAAACGCGGTAATTTCAAAATAGCCATATTCTCTACCGGTTTTGGTTTTATAAACGATATTATGTCCGACATGAGTGGCATCAAAAACATTGCTTGCCGCTGTTATAATACCTTCCGTATCGTTACTCGGTGTGTAACTTATTGAAACATTTTGTTTACTCTCATAAATCTGAGCCGCATCCAAATAAACACAGTCTTTTAATTCTTCGGCAATCAAGCGGTTATAAAATTCCTTTTCCGTATCGCTTGCAAAATAAACCGTGTCATAGAATTTGCTAAACTCAATCTCATCACTTAAGCGCTCCAGATAATAGCTTCCGTTGCGCAAAGTCGCACAAAACAGGTCGCTTTTGCCATCCGGTCTGGTTACCGTGCAAATATCAACAATCTCTCCGTTTGTTTTCTGTTCAAACCAACCGTTAATGCTTTCATCTGAGTTATACAGCAAAACAAGCAATTGTCCGGCCTCGGTTAAGGCATACATATTATAATTGCCGTCTTTTTTATAGGCCAAGCGTTTAATTTTGTCTTTGGTAATCTCCTGGCTTAACCAATTCAGATCGGCCGCCTTAAATTTCTCAGTCATCAAATCATAATCAAACATATAAACAACGCGTTGATCATTTGAAACATAAAATACCTGGCTGTCTTTGTGTACCGGCATACAAGAATAGCTTCCCTCATGGTTGGCCAAATGTCCTTCAACCGCGGTTGAGGTAATCGGCTGTCCATCAGTTCCACCGTTGACCACCGTCGCTCCTTCCGAGTTCCCGACATAAAGGTTTTTATTTCCACCGTCAATCCAGGTAATAGGATCGGTAATATCAGATAAAGTCAGTTTCAGCGGATCTTCGTCTTTCGGGCTTGCCGGTATGGTAAAATTATCATAATCGGTTGACTTTGAGCCATATATTTTCAAAGGCTCTTTATCAAATCCACCATACCAAAGCCGGGCTGAGTAAAAAGCCACCGCTTGCGGATAACCGGCAGTTGAAAAATCCAACCCGGTCGGCACCACATTTTCAATTGTAAAGGTGTTGGCTGATGTTCTTTTAAGCTTTTTCGGGTTAATTCCCTTAGCTACAATATACATCACATCGGCATTTTGCGCAGTTTTAATGGTTTGCGCCTGGGCAAGTGTAATTCCGGTGTTTAGCTCAACAATATTGCCACCGCCATCCACCACATAGCCAAAGTTACCTTGGGCATCATAGGTGTAAAAGCGCAAATATCCCTCGGTAAACTCGAGTAAATAAGCCTGGCTTGTATTAAACTTAAATTCATGCAACACCGCCGGTGCGTTTCCTCTAACAGCGCTGATCATTGCCAGTCCGGTGCGAAATTTAATATTTCCCTTATAGTTTGATACAAAATTACGGCAAACCTCAAAACCATTGGCATAAAACGGCATATCAAAACGACCGTTCAAGTCATGGTCGAGCTGTCCTCTGGTAAAGTTATTGATTAACATCTGAGGCATTAGTATTTATTCTCCCCAACTGGCCAAAGTCCTAGTCTGGCGATTTGCAATCTCGAGTGTGAAATTCTGATCGGTTTGTTTTCTTGACCATCCACACCGCAATACTCCATAATTTTTTCTGGTAAAATCTTCTCTATCAATTGAAATTGCTCGGTTGAATATTCGAGCTCCGGGGCAATATCTCTGGCTAAAACCCAAGAAAACAGCTCGATAAAATCCGGTGTAAATTTAGAAACATCTGTTATATCAGCCACATAGCGCACCGGCAATCCATCTTCATACAAATCATTGGTCAAAATATGGTTATCTTCAATCGCATAGTCATTGCATTTTTGGTTGATTGGTCCAATTCCCAAAACTTTCAAACAATCCGAGCGGTATAAATAAGCTTTTGAATAGCCAAAAGCCGGATGATAGCTTTCGTCTTGCGCCCAAATATCTCTTTTACGGGCAAAAGAAGGCATCATGTACCTTAAAGCAGTTTTACGGCTCACATCCCACCATTTAGAGCAAACAATCTCGACTTGCTTTTTTGGGTTATCCAAATTTTCAATACTGCCTTTGTTGCCCAATCTGGCCAAGGCTAGGTTTGCAACTTGTGTTTTAACTTCCATAAAGCTTTCCTCTTTTTTAATAAAAAGAAAGAGGCGACTTTTTTAAGTCACCCCTTCCTTTATTTTTTATCCTTAGTCCTCAGCAACCAAGATATTAACATAAATCTTGCCGGTTGCTGTTCCGACTGCGTTCAAAGTTGCGCAGACATCCACACCATGAGCCGGGAAGTCTTGAGCAGACAAAGAGCACAATTCACCGATTGATTTGGTCGGATCAAAGTTAGAAACATTATCACCTAACAAATCAATTGCGCCTTTAGCTGATGCAAAAGTAACGCCGTCAGCCAAAGCGTCTTTATCAATTACGGTATTATTAACGACTAAGTTTCCGTTGCCATCCAAGCTTTCAGATGTATGACTTGCGTAAAATCCGAAGTCAACATCAGACAAACCGGTAACAGCGGCAGATCCTTTCGGTAAAAAGATACCGGCAATACGGGCGGTAGCCGGTAAACCTTTAGCCAAAATATAAACATCGCCGTTAGCCGAAGTTGAGCCTGTATTGATCACGGCATTTACTGTGCGGACTTTTTTACCGACAGTAAAAGACGGATCCAAAGGTTTAGCAACGCTGAGTGCATTTTCAAATAAAGCCATTTCGTTTCTCCTTATACTTAGATAGTTGTCGTAATGTCTTTAACACGAGCGCCCTCAGTACGCATTGCATCAATCCAGTAGTCAATTGTTAACTCTTTAGAGTTTACATGACGGTTAGATTTTTCAATGCGCAATGATGCCAAGCGAGCCGAAGCCGCAATTGCATCCGGAGCCAAAGCCAAGCAGTGACGAGTACCACTTGCTTCAACCAGAATAGGGTTAGCGACGGTATTAACACCGTTAACCGATCCAGCGAACAAGATTACATCAAATTCACCAATTGATTTAACTTTGCTTGTATCAACCGGACGAGCAGTCGTGTACAAGTTGTTAATGAACTTATCCTCGTTCATCAAAGCGGTATTTTCTTTACCGGTAATCAACAACTTAGCTTTTTCAATCATGTCATAAGGAATATCGCTATTAACAAATGACTGAATGATAGAAGTATAAGTTGAATAGTTCATGCCTGATGTTGCAACAATGGTTTGAACACCATCATTTGCGGCAGACAAATAGCTTTGAGGACCGTTCGGAGATCCAACCATAACCGGTCCGATAGCGGCTCTGGCATAAACAATATCAGCCACACGATTTTTAGCGGCCAACAAGTTTTCCATGATGTAGCTTGAAGGATCGGTTAACAATTCGTTAACATCTTGCTTTTCATCCAACAAAACTGTTGCGGTAAAACGACGTTTACGCAACATTCTGTTATCAACGGAATAATCAGCGTATTGTTTCAACGGATTGCGTTGGTTAACCTCGGTTAATTCCAATTTACCCATACGAGGCAAAGTATTATATTTACCATCGGTAGGCAAAAATCTAACAACACCGCTTGCTTCCAAGCGAGATTGCTTTTGTTGAGCAAGAACTAAAAAGTTCTTCTCAAAATTAGTGGCGGCTACCTGATCGATACCGCCATCACCTGCAATTTCTACCATTGCTTTTTTCTCCAAAATAAAATTAAACCAAATTTGTTTTTTATTTCGGAAGTTGTCCTTTTAAAGGATTTCCTAGCCCGTATAAGTTCGAGCTCACAACCTTTTTGCGAGGGAGCTTAAAATTAAGCTTTATCCTCTTTTGTTTCCTCACCGATAAGGTCGGTACCTTCCAACACTTCTTTAGCGTTGGACTTTACCTCAGCGGTGCTCTCGGCTACATCGGGTATCGTCATATCCGGTGCCGCCGCATAATCAAACTTATCGGATCCAGTTCCCTTAATATGGGCCATGTATTCACGATAAGCGAACTCTCTTGCTGTGCGCAAATCAGTTGTTTTTGGCAACGGCACAGCAATTAAATTGTACATAATGGCAAAATGTTGGATCTCATCCCAGTTAAGGCTTTTGATTTTCTTACCACAGCAAAGAGGTTTGGCCACTTCTTCCTTTTCCTCTTCTTTCATAACCTCAACTTCAACGGTTTTCTTAACCTTTTTCATTTTACCGTTTTCTTCGACTTCTTCTTCAACCTCTTGTTTTTCTATAGCCGGTATTTGAGTTTTAACAACTCTCTTATCGATAATCTCCTGGCCGTCGATATACATGGTTGACACGCTGTCAACTCTCATTCCATAAGCCGCCTCGGCCGCAGTCGGCAAAATGCGATTCATGGCGTGCGATTGCACCCATCCTTGTTCGCAAACCGGCATTTCCATTTTAAGGTCGGTATAGTCGATTGTTTTTCCATTAGAGCGGAAAGATCCGCTAACACTTAAAACTAATAAAGACATTTTCATTTTCTCCTATTTGATGTTAAATTTAGCTTTGAGAGCTTCCATATCAGCCATTGAGTGTGGACGGTGATTAAGATCATCCACCGCCTTGGCAAATCCGGTGAAGTCCGGTTTACCACCGGTACTCGAACTCGGGTTTCCGGCCGCCAAATCACTGTCTTTAATGGCAAAACGCTCACGCAAAGTATTGACCACACCATAAAGCACACCGACAATATTGTTCGGCATAGCTTCAATTGCGGCCTGATCTTCTTTCGAAAGCTCTTTTGTAAGCAAATCGGTAACTGCCTTTTGTACTTCACCGGACTTATCGCCAAAACGCTCTGTCATTATTTTGTCATAACCGGCTTTGTCGTACATCTCAGCATTAACCGCCTCACTTGCTTGCTTATAAGCTTTAGCAATAGCTTGAGCCTGTTTCTTTGAAACGCCGTTTTCAAAAAAAGCCTTCTCAAAAAAGGCCTTTTCCTGTTCGTCGTCAAACTCAAGCGCATAATCGGTTTCGCTTGAAGGTCTCATTTTTGAGATAAAACCGTTCCACTCTTCATCGCTCGAACTTTCATTGGGCAACAAAGATTTTTTACCGATCATCTTTTGCGCATTAGCGTTCATTTTCCATAAATCATCATAGGATTTAATGTTATTGGTCCATCCTTCTTCTTTATATTCGTCCGGAACAGCAAATTCCGGGGTTGAAGGAGCGGTATTTGTGGTTTCTTCTGGTTGTGTCGTACCGACATCAGAATCGTTTTCCATAGTTATATTCCTTTAATAATGTCCATAAACACTTCACGGTTTATGAGCTTGGTTAAAAACAAGTTGACAAAGTCCTTTTGTGCTTGCAGGGCTTGGAGCTCTTCGGCTTTCAAAATTCCTCTCTCAACCTCCAAAAGACGGCAGGCCCTAATCATGGCCCGGGCATAAATTCTGCCATCCTCTGTTGAAAAAAGCCGGTTGGCTACCGGCTTTAACTCTTCTAATTTTTCTAAGATTTTTTTTTCTTGCTCTTCTCTCTCGCGTTTAATTTTCTCAAACGGCAATTCAAAAAGCTTTTCCATTTCACTGGCCATTATTCATACCTCCGCTCATATCTTTTAGAGCCAGGGCATTATCGCGGGTGGCTTTGGCATCCATTTGGTTAGTTTGTGCCTGCAAAGCCTGAGCCTGGGCTTGAGCCTGGGCAACAACCGCTTCTTTGAAGGCATCCGCTGAAATCAGGTTGTCCGAACTTCCCAAAGCTTTGGTAATATCAGCCAATAATCCATACCAATCAATAGCCTCAACAATTTGCGGATAAAGTGTCGCCATGGAGGTAACCACATTAATAAGCTTGATTAAGTCATCGACCTTATCGGTTTTACCAAGTTTCTCCACTTCATTATTGAAATGAATTTTATACCACCGCTTTCCTTCTTTAATACATTGCATAACCGCTTCGGGAATAATTCTCTCAACTCTTCCAAGCTCGGTCATCTCGGCAACCAATTTGGTATCATCAGGATTAATACCGCATACGCCTTTATCCATACAAATAGCAACGCATCTTTTAATCAAAGGCTCAAACAACTCAACCTTTTGCGCTAATATCATACCGGATATCGAGCGCCCACGGATTGAAAATCGTTGTAGGCTTTCGGTAGCTGTCATGTCAGATTGTGCCGAAAAGTCGAGCAAAATATCAATCTTAAAGGCGGTTGCGATTTTTTCATTTAGATAAGGCACCAACCATTGGACCAGTTTGGATGGATCGCCAACATCAATCATCGGATAAATCGGTTGGTTTCCTTGCAATTTAGCCGCGTTTAATACGGTCAATCCGTCTTCTGAGGTATCAACCACATCATCACCAAACAGAGCGGTATTTAAGATCCCGATTGGTGGGCTTACCATTTTGGCCATAGCGTTCATGGATTGAGCCACCGCCTCATTAATACAGCGAATTGAGCTGATTAACATTGTGCCTGATGCCCGGCCATAAATTTCGCCACGCAGTTTAATAGCTCTAGCCACCGCAATCGGCAATTCCTTATAATCTTCGGTCTTGAAAAAGTTTTTTGAATTTTCGGTAAACCAATAGCCAATATATTTACAACCGTTTTTACCCAAAGCGCCTTTAACATATTCAGCTCTCGGCATCACTCCGTGGATAATCCGAAACACATTATTATAACTACCGTTATTATAAGCGGCTCTGATATCCTCCGGTAAATTGTCAAATGATTGTTGGTTAAATCCGTTTTCATCACAGGCAAACTCTTGCACAATTCGGTTAACACGCCAATTATATGTATTGAAAATCACTTCCACTAAGCCTGATTTACCCTCATCAATACAAAGGGTGTCCACACCATAAGAGCGGAAAGTCAACACATTGTCAGCTTGGTTGTCCGAGTTCGGATAAGCTCCAACCCCGGAAGTTCCAAAAGCCTGTTGATCATAGAAATAAGCGTTCAAATGGCTGTTTAATCCGGCTTTAGCTTCATTCATCTGCGCCAATACCTGATCTGAGCAATACTCATACCAATCTTTAAGACTTTCCGCATCAGCCAAACCCAACACGTCATCAGAAGGAAGTAAAGAAAAAGCACCATCACCGGTGCCCCACATAATGCCTTTTAGATAGTCAGCCGATTGCTGTACCGCCAAAGTTGCAGTCGGATCTTCGGTGTATTTATCCAAATCAGCCGATTTATTTCCTTCTTGCTCTTTCCAAAAGTTCTGCGGATCAACTCTAATGCCGACATATTTGGCCGTCTCATTCCATCTCGGAGCGTAGCGCTCACGCTCGGCGGTCAATTCGTCATAGCGTTTCTTAACATTATTAAAGGTTTGCTCTTCCATTCTTTAGTTTCCAAAAATGTTGTTGCGTTTACGGTTACCGAAAAGCCCTCTGGCTTGACCGGCTGTCTCCTGGGTGGAATAAGAATAACGCTTATCCACCGCCTCATCAGCACTATCAAAGGTAGCTCCTTTATAAGCTCGCAATTCGGCATTGGTTAAAGATTGCCCTCGTTCATCAAACTTGCCGGAGGCTTGCGCATCCAAATTAGCTTTAGCAATTTTCATATCTTTAATTTTAGCTAAAGCAGTTTGCAAATTTGATTTTCCTATTCTTCTTAAACCTAAACTCATTTTTAAGCTCTCCTATTTCCAAAAATTGATCCTCTTACATCGCCGGATAATCCAACACTCTCAACCTCTTGGCCAAGTGCTCCGCCTTCTGTCTCGAAAAGTTTCCGGCGCTTTTGTCGGCTTTCGGCTTGTTCGGTAAGTAATTTTTTCTCGGCACTATCTGAAACCGATCCAACATACTTGCCATTGGTGCTAACCATTCCTCCGGTCATCATCTGAGTAAAACCTTTGGCGGCACCTCCAAAATCTCCGGTAACCATTCCTTTGGCTGTATTAACAAAGCCTTTAGCGGCTTTTTTAAGTGAAAAACCCATTTACCTTCTCCTTAAAATCTGTTGTTTGTTTTTCTAATAATTTTTTGACCACCGCCCATGTTTACTTCTTGGAAAGCATCGCCGAGCCATTGTGTAATACAAAAGACGGCCATCATCAGGCTATCGGCTCTATCTGGCGAGTGGATCCCTTGTTTACGCATTTCATCTTTGCTCATAATCAACCGCTCACCGTTTGACTTATACTTAAAGCGGATATCCTCGAGCTCTTTTTCAGTAGCCGGGCTGTTTACAATCAACCACTCATTTTCGATATACTCTCGCAAAGTGTAATAGCCCCAAGCTCTGGTATTTCCATATTCCGGCGGCACTCCTTTTTGTTCGGCACCGTTAAAAGCATTAATCCTAACACCCAACTCTTGAAGGCGGTTATAAACCACATAACCCATACCGCCCACATCTATACAACTTGCAGTCGGCTTAAATTTAGCGAGCAGGTCCACAATCTTTCCGGTTGAAACCATCGCATCAGCTTCACTCCATGCCTCTTGGAATGTCATTTTCCAATGTACTTGGCTAACCCTGTCCAACACGGTCAAAACACTTAGGTCGTTTCCTTGTGCCGCAAAGTCAATCCCAATCACACGAGCCGGGGTAAACAAATCACTCCATGGCTCAATTGATTTCATTTTTGACACCTTGCCGGAGTTAAATAAATAATCCTCGGCCTGTTCCATCGGCTCACCAAGCCAAATATGGCGATAGTCTTTTTCGTTGGTAGCCTTGCAGATATTAGCTTCATCAATCAGCTCTTGGGTGCAAAACGGATTTTCAAAATAATCAATATGCACCGATAAGCAGTTTGGTCTTGCCTTACAAAACTCATACACCGGATCCGAGCGCACAAATCTGTTCATCGAAAACCAAATCACAGAGTTTGGCTTACGAATAGTCGGTATCACAACATCAATTGTGCGTTTGGTTAAGGTTTGCGCTTCATCCACCCATACAATATCGAAACCTTCCATACCTTTGGTATTTTCAACGCCGTTTTCTCTAAAACCCTTAAAGATAATCTCCGAGCCGGTCACATTATGGATGATTTTTGAGCTCGTTACCCTAAAATTAAGCCCAAACTTTTGGATCAAATCCACCAAAAGACGATAAACTGATTCCTCAATTGAGTTTTGCGTTTCACGACCGCAACACACACGGACCTTGCGTTTTTCGCAAACATATAATATCAGACGGCCAAAAGCTTGGGATTTACCCGAGCCACGACCGCCATCAGCCAAATAATATCTGTATTTACCAAGGTTGATGAGAAAAGGCATCAACTTTGGCGGTAAGTCAAGAATTTGCGGCACCAGTGTTGTCATTATCACCCACCGCCAAACTATCATCGATTGCTTCACCGATATTGATGGCCAATTCCTCACCATCCACCTTAACCGAAGGCATCATCATAACTTCGGCCGACAAAGCCACATCTTTACTATCCTTCCAATCTCCGGAGAAAGCATTTTTCAACACAAAATCCGCTTTATTACCCGGGTTACCTTCGGCGCATTGTCTCACCCAATAGGCTTCCACCACCTGTTTGAACTGAGCGCAAATCTCACGGTATTCTTTTTTTCCGGCATATTCATAAAAGCAAGTCTTGGTAATCCCGGCAAACACGCAAAAATCTTCCAAAGTTATCGGTGCCGGTGAATATACGGTTTTTACACCCTCGTTTTTATCGGGTATCTGGCGAAGTCTGGCCTCGCAAGCGGCCAAAAATTCACCCATTTTATTAAGCATTTCTTTTGGGCTCTTAAATTTTTTCGGCCTTCCGCCCAAAAATCCGTATTTTCCAAGTAATTTACTGTCAAATTTTGCCATTTTATGCCTTTTATTGTTTGTTTCCAAATCACTCAAAAGCCTTGAATTTAAAAGGATTTCTCATTATTTTGCTTTTAATTCTCTCTATTGTCGGGTAAGAAAACCTTTTATTTTAGATATTTACCACTTAATTTTACCGCCACCGATGGTGACAACCTTAACTTCTTTATCGTTTTCCATTGTTTTTCCTTATGATTTCTCAAAATAAAACGGTACCGACATTCAAAAGGAAAATATCGATACCGTCACCTTCGGAGCTGTGAACAAATGAATATATAAATATCACATTCTACAAATTTTATAGCTTATTTTTTCAAAAAATGTAACACCCAAAAGTGTTGCAAAATGTTGCAAAGTGTTGCAGGTCATCTCAAATTTACCGAATTTTTTATTTTTTCCAGACCTTTTACAAAATATCTAAACAAAGTGATCCGGTGCACTTCCTGGCTCAAATACCCCTTTGCTTTAAGTTGGCGGCTAATGCGCTTCCATCCCATACCGCAACAACGCCACCAAATTATATTTTGGTCGGTACGCGGCAACATTGGCAACCAATCAAAGCAAACCTTTTCCCAAACTTTAATATCTTCATTGGTAATTGAGGTTGGCACCTCATCATAAAAATTGCGTTCCGCCAAAACTTCCGGCTCCGGTGCAATCATAGCCCCCAAGGGTGAGCGATAGTTGGCCTTAAACACCGGGGGAAGAACTTTATCAACCTCGGCCGCTTTACGGATATTATTTTCAATTAACATCAAATCTTTATTCATTCCTCAACTCCCATCAAAACTTTTAATTTACCTTGCCGCTTGGCAAATTTAACCAATTGTTTGGCAATCCATCTTTTCTCTACCGAACAGCCGATTTTGTTTCTGATCAGCCAGTTTTGTAAGGCACCGCGTAAAAAGCGGTCCGCTCTGAAATACGGTTGCAGTATCGGATCATCAAAATCAAGCTCAAAACTCTTAGTGATCAAAACTTCCCCCTCTTTGGGTGGATGCGGAGCAGACAACAAATTCGGTTTTTTCTCTCCACAAGCACTAGGTTTGGTATTCTCTACCGAAGTTTGCGCAAATATCTTCCTTGCCGAGCCCGCCGAGGTGCCAAACCTCGGCGCACTGCCTGCCACAACTGCCGCTCTGCCGGACTGGTAATGTGCCGTAATGCCAAACTGCCGATATTGCTTACTGCCACAACTTCCCTCATCCCTCAACTGCCCCAAACTGCCTCTCACTGCCTCACTGCCATCCGCAAACGGCGACGGGCTCGCCGGTTGCTCTGCCTTACTGCAAGACAGACTGCCTGTCTGGTTACTGATAACCTGAGTGGCTGTTTTACCTTGCGGACAGGCGCGGGCTATGTTTTCCACAACCTCTTGTGCATAACTTGGTTTCTCCCCACACCCCACTTCCAATAATATACCGGAATGTAATGTAGGTATATTATTTAAACTATACTGCCTATTAGCATTTGCTTGAGTTCTCTGTAACTCTTTGTCAGCTTGGGTTTGAGTGCCATTGTTAGACAAAGTGTTAGACAGCACCTCAGAATTGTTAGACACATTGTTAGACACTTTTTGGCGGCGATTTTTTCTTTGTTGAGCAACTTTTTCTCTATTCTCACGATACCACTTCTTTTTGGCCTCTTTCCGCTCTTTTTTCTTATTCTTAGCTTCAACACCTTTTAAGCCGTTTTCAGCCAGCACAACGCATTTTTCGGTATATCTAATATCGGCATCGTGCAACTCATCATACACGCGCCAAAAAACGGCTTGCGCCTGTGGTGAAACACTGTTCACAGCAAAGCCGTTGTCTGTTCCATAATCATCAAAAAAGCGGTGGTATGCTCTGATCAAGCGGATAACTTCGATTTCTACCGCTTCCGGATAGTCATCCAGGATATCAAAAACCCGATCAGGAATAGTCCAAACTTTCCGATACATAAAAATTTTCCCTTTGCGGTGGTTAATTACATATCCAAAGCTTTTTTATAAGTCTCCAACAAAACTTCCTGTTCGTCGCGGTCTGCCGCATTCATTTTGCGCAATCTTAATACCGCTCGCATAACCTTAGCATCAAAACCGGCGCTCTTGGCCTCGGCGAAAATATCCCTAATATCATTTAGCAAACCTTTTTTCTCCTCTTCCAAGCGTTCAATTCGCTCAATCAGTGATCTCAAACGGTCAGCCGCAATACCGCCAATTTCTTTGTCCTTCTCCGCCACGCAAGGCAATACTGGCTCTTCTTTATCAACCTTAATTTCTAAAACTTTTCCGATTTGTTCACTCATGTTTTTTCTCCTTAAAAATTTAATAATCTTTAGTTTACAGATTGGCCGGATCTATTTGTTGCAATACCACATAACAAAAACACTTGCGATCCACAAAAAAGCAACAATTAAACGCTCGCACCAGGTGATCTGGATTTTTTTGTTAGCAAAATCAACCAACTCTTCATTGAGTTTAGCTACTCTATCTCTTTCCTCTTCCAAATAATTGGCGTATTTTTGTAGGTTGGCATTTTTGGCCAACTCTTTTTCAAACTCTTTTTTCAAATTCTCTGTTGCTGATTTCAATAGTGCCAGTTCAACTTCGGCCGGAACTTTGCCATCTTTTTCTTTTAATTTCGGATCAGGTTTTCCTTTTGCAAAAACCAACTTCTTTTGAAGTTTCTTAATATCCTTTTTTTCAACCGGTTTTACAACAACTTTTGCTATCTTTGCCATTTTACATCTCCCTAAAAAATAATTGATAAACACTTGTGTTATATTTTTCGGCTATTTCAAACGCCGTCAAAAGGTTAAGACTTTTTTTCTTTCCTCTTTCTGCCATCCAACGCGCCACCGTTAATCTGTTACCCAGGGGTTTAGCCTGCTTAAACTCTCTCATCCGGCCATAATCAATCAATACCCCCTTAAAGGCCTCTTTTTTTTGCCCGTCGAGTAAGTATTTTACTGATAGATTAAGGTCATGAGCTCGCCACAAAACCTCACAGAGCTTAAAATTTTGCCCTTTGTAATATTTCATTTGAAAATTCTTGCCACCGCTCGCCAAACTCCTTCCTTGGCTTTTCCATTCCTCAAATATGCGCTCGGTAACCGCTTTAGCTAACCAATAATTGTCCTGATTTTCACTCATCACACCTCCGAAATTAATAATTTATTTCACTTCATAAAAATCATTCGGTTGTACTTCGTTATTGGTAATCTCAACAAGCTTTGGCATATATTTTGGCGATGGAACAGCCTCACCGGTAGCCCATCTCCTAGCCACACAATGAAGAACACCAATGGTTTTGGCAAGCCACGCAACATTCTTATTTTCTTTTTTTAGCCACTCATTTACGGTCATAATTTCACCTCCTTAAAAACAAAATAATCTAAAAAAGAATAATAAGTCAAGTTAAAAATAATCTAAAAAAGAACAAAATGTTTTAACCATTGTTTTTGCTTGAAGAATAATCGTTTTTAGATTATAATTGTTACGAAAGGGACTAAAATTATGAACACAAATAGAATCAAAGAGTTTCGCAAAATGCGAAAACTCACACTAGAAGAGCTCGCCCACAAGCTAGGGGTGTCTTATTCAGCTATTCAAAAGCTCGAGAGCGGAACGGTTGACTTGGATATAAATTGGATGCGTAAGCTATCAGAAGTTTTAGAGGTAAAACCATACGAGCTTCTACCTTTGGATATGCAACCGGAAGAGATCACGCCCCAAGAAAGGGAAATATTACGCATGATCCGAAAATCATCCGCACCAGGCCAAGCAAATAGTGACCATACTCAAACGCAAACAGAGCTTAGCTCGGATATTACAAAACAAAACCAACCATCGAAAGAAAGATGAGGAAACAACATGAAAAAGTTTTTATTTATCGTTTTTACTGTTTTGCTAATAAGTGCGCCACTTGCCCAGGCTAAGTATCAGCGCGGTTATTATAAACCAAGTACCAGATCTTTTGTCAGTGGTCATTACAAAACAAAATCAGACGGTATAAAATCAAACAATTATTCCACCAAAGGCAATCGCAACCCTTATACGGGCAAAAAAGGCTACGCAAGCCCTTATAAAACAAAACCTGTTTTCGGAGGAAAATAGCTATGAAAAATATAATAAAGCAAGATTTAGCGACAACCAAAAAAATCTCTATTTTTGCGGCTGTTTTTCTTCATATAATAAGTTACATTATATGTTTTGATAAATGTAGCGACGGTGTTTTTGACCTAGTCTTTGGATTGAATTTTATTATAATTTTGTTACTGATAGAGATATATGATCTTAAAAAATATATAAATAACATACAATAATTTTTCCACCGCCATAAGCCCTTGTTTTTAAGGGCTTTTGTTTTGTTGTTGATAAAAATGTTCTTTTTTAGATTATTTTTAACTTGACAATATTCTTTTTTAGATTATTCTTGTTTTTAGTTAAAACATTTCGGAGCTAAAAACATGAACATTAAAAAAATTTCTCAAATACTTCACACTTGGGCCAACGCCGAACCGGCAAAGATTGAAAAAGTTATGTTTGGATTAACCATAGCTTACGGTTGCTATTGGGCGGTTATCTTGGGCCTCATGGGCATTGTTGATTTAATTTACAAATAAGGATTTATCAAATGCCCAAAATTCCATTGTTTATCGACAAAGTGGCGATGACTAACAAGTATCGCAACGGAACTCTTCCATCCGGATATTACCGCTTCCATATCGGCGTAATGATGACCGGTTACCTCATCAACAAAGCCGATGCCGAGCAGTTATCCGGTCTAAACACCGCTCCCCAATTCATCAAATCAAACCAGGGTATTTTCATGGGGAGCCTCAAACTTTTAACCATTTTAGAAAAAATCGGAGATTAATTATGATCCTAAAAGTAAAATATGCTAACGAAGATGTCCTTCCTCTTATCAGCCGTGAGGGTGATTCCGGGTTTGATATCCGCGCCAATATCAAAGCGCCTTTGTCGGTACCGGCTCGCTCTTTTGTCAGAGTTCCGGTCGGTGTTTCGGTCGAGGTTTCAACCGATCCTATGTATGTCATCACCAAAGAAGATGAAAACGCTTATCTTTTTGACCGCTTAGCTCTTGATTATGAATTGCAGGTCCGCCCTCGTTCCGGGCACACCTCGCGCGGCCTTGTCGCCCAGTTTGGCACCATCGATGCCGCTTATCGTGGCGAGATAAGCGTTGTTTTAATAAATTACAATGATTTTCCGGTAGAAGTTGCGCCCCAGGAGCGCATCGCTCAATTGGTTATCACCCCGATTTTTAAGCCGGTCGGTATCGTCTCGGTTGAAACTTTAGGTATAACCGAGCGCGGCTCGGGTGGCTTTGGCTCAACCGGCAAGATTTAATCTCATGGAGCGGTTATAGATTCCCTAAATGTTCATAAAAAGTAGTCCGATATTATTATGTTTTCCCCAATCTATAAACCGCTCCGCCTTACCTTTTAACCTTTAGGAGTAAACAAATGAAAATAACCACCGAAGCAGAGCTAGATTTATTTTATTTCAAAGCCAAACATTGTTTCCAAGCACAAGACAAATTTTGGATTATGGTTGTCGATTGCCGCAATATGCCCGATGGATCTGTTCGCAAAAAAGAGCAAAACGATTGCTATTGGGCTTTCAATACCAAACTGGCCGAGTTCTTTAATGAGGCCGATATAACTTATGGCTATCATAAACTCCCTTATACCAAAGAGCGTGTACACGAAATTAACAAGGCTGTTTTTGATATCGAAACCACCACCACTTTGTCAGCAAAAGATTTTTCTGAGTACATGGATAAACTCAACATCTTTTGGCAAGACAAAACCAAAGGCTTTTTTAACTTTTAACAGGAGAGTTTTAATGAAGAACAAATTATCTGATTTAAATGATCATTTATTTATGGCTCTCGAACGATTAAACGACGAGGATTTAACCCCTGAGCAGTTAGACGCCGAAATTGACCGTGCCAAGGCAATCGGCTGTGTTGCTTCAAATATTATCGCTAACCAGGCATTAATCTTAAAATCAGAAATGGCCAAAGCTAATGTCTTGGATGCAGACTTCAAAAACCATTTAATGATTGGAGACGGTCGTGGAGCATAAATACACCAAAGAAGAGCGTGAGTTTATCGAGCGGAACTATCTCGGTATAAAATCTGGCGACTTAGCTCAGATGTTTAATGCTGAGTTTGGATCCGATTTGTCGCGCGGTCAAATAAAAGCCTATTTGACTAATCATAAATTAAGCAATGGTGTTGTTTGCCGTTTTTCAAAGGGACACATTCCGGCGAATAAAGGCAAAAAAATGAGTGCCGAAAATTATGCCAAATGCGCTCCGACAATGTTCCGTAAAGGACATATACCGGCAAACAAAAAACCGATAGGATCCGAGCGTATCGATTGCAAGGATGGTTATCATTTAGTTAAAGTTGCTGAGCCAAATGTTTGGCGCTTAAAACACGTCGTTCTATGGGAAAAGTATAACGGACCTGTACCGAAAGGCCACAAGATTGTTTTTGCTAATCAAAACAAAGACGATATCCGGATTGATAATCTGCTTTTGGTATCAAATGCCGAAATATGTGTGGCTAATAGAAAAAAGCTTCTTCACCAGGACAGAGAGTTGGTAGCGGCGGCCTTTTGTTTGAGCAAACTTTTAGTCGCCGTCTCAAAGAGTAAGAAAAGGCAGAAAAAACAACGATGACTTTATATAACGGCGGCTTATGTTTAACAACGACGATTATTTAATTCCAAAAATTATTATGTGCCGCCACCTCATTTTAACAGAAAGGAGAAAACATGACAGATTATCCAATTATTTCGATCAATACGCCCATTGTGCAGATTGAGCCGAGTTACGATGATTTAGCTTTTCCACCCAAGGAGGCCAATGACAATGACTAAAGTATTACGTTGGGATGGCGAAAAATATGTTGATTATGATCTACCTTCCGGATCTGTCACCTTCGCCGAGGATGAAGAGGTTATCACCTGTTGTCGGTGTGGCCATCAAATCAAATTTAAGGATAGTTTTGTTTCGCGCCAGGTGCACAATTCCATCGGCATCGGTTATGCCGAGTGTGAGGATTGCTATCGTGCCAATAATCCTGATTTTAAGGAGGTTGGTTAATGGTAACCATAACCGAGCAAATGAAGTGCGTTAAGCGCGAGATTGATTACCGCCGTCGTTTATATCCCAAATGGGTTGCCGATGGCAAACTCAGCCAACATGAAGCCGATTATCAGATTGAGGCTATGGAATATGTCTATAACACCCTCAACGCTGTTCTCGAGTTCGAGCGTGGCTTCATCGCCAAAAACCAAAAACTTTTTGAATAGAGATATTTAATATGGATATTAAAGACTTTGAAAACAAAATCATTAATGCAGATTGCCTGGATATACTTAAACAACTTCCGGACAAATGCATTGATTTTATCCTTACCGATCCGCCTTATATCCTGGATATGAACGGCGGCAAGGGAAAAGCCTTTGGCGATCGTAAACTTATCAAAGATAAGCATATTGATTTTATCGCTCATGATTTTGATCATGAAAAAGTTTTTGATGAATTTTTACGCATATCAAAGCAAGTAAACATGGTTATTTTCTGTTCAAATGCACAAATAAGCCGGACAATGGCATTTTTCGAGCGTGGGGGGGGTATAAGGTGAAATTACTCGTGTGGGATAAACCAAACCCAATACCTCTTTGCAATAATAAGTTGATCAACAACTTAGAGTATATTGTTTGGATAAAAGAGGATGGGAGTTATTTCAATAACAGCTTACCGACTAAAGATAAGTTAATGAGTTTCAGATATCCAGCACCTCAAGACAGAATACACCCAACCGAAAAACCGGTGGAGTTGTTTTCACATTTACTTAATTTATTCACCAAAGAAGGTGATTTAGTTCTTGATTGCTTTTCCGGATCCGGTGTAACGGCCCGTGCTTGCCATAACTTAAAACGCCGCTTTATCTGCGTAGAAAAAGATAAAAATTATTATGAAGCATCCATCAAAAAACTTGAGGATACCCAGAAACAACTAACACTATTTTAAGAAGGAATAATAATGACACCAAGAGAAAGACAGGCATTGATACGAATTATATTTTATCTGTTTGGCTGTTTATCCTATATCGCAGGAACACACATTCCGGATAGCATCAGCAAAGAGATTGAAATTTTACAGAAAGGAAAAAAACAATGACACCTAAAGATTTTGTACCATTAACACAATATACTGAACTGAAAAATATGTTTTTAAAACTTAATGATAGAAGAAACAAACTAGAAGTAAACATAAGAGAAGTAATTAAAATTCTCTTAAAAGTCAGCCCAAAACACGAGGATTGGATAAAGAAAAATTTTGGAGAATATTTATGATCCGTAAAAAGAATATTATTCCTCTTCTATTTAGCTTTATGGCCAAAATAGAAGCACAAGGAGACACTTTATCTAATAATGATTTTTGCATGTTCACTATTCAAAAAAGAATAATGAAACCTAGTTGGGGATTACCGGCAGAAATAATGCCGACCGACTTCCCTCTTGATTGTGAAGAATACCGAGTAACGTTAACTATTGAAAGGAGAGATATATAAAGTGACTGATTGGGGAAAAAGTATCATTTGTGAGTTTACATTTCCTGTTTGCAATAGAACACTCAAATTTACTGTTGCCGCTGATTATAATTGTTGTGATTCCTTTGTGTATTACATTACGGTTTATAATGGATATAAGCCCAGACAAAACGGGGAACTCCATAAAAAAATTTTTTATGTTTCTCAAGAGAGATTTTATAGATTGCTAAATGCTCACGGAAAAAAGCTTGGACTGAATTTTGACTTAAGGAGGATGAATATGACTAATAGATTTGAGTTTAGAACATGGTATAAGAAAAACTATATTTATAAGAATTTGTGTGATGCACACTATTACACAGATGAAGGAAAATGTATCGGCAGTGCTAACAATCTTCCAAACGATTTGCTTTGGGAGCAATGCACCGGCTTAAAAGATAAAAATGGCAGGCTTATTTATGATGGGGACTACATAAGAGCAATTAATCAAGATACCAAAGATAAGCCAGATTTGCAATTTGGGCATATTTGGGTTGATGAATTAAATTGTCGTTGGGTTAAGTTTGATAAAGAAGAATTATCATGGAATGACTTTTGCTCTCTCATTGATTATGACTTGACACTTGAAATAGAAGTTATCGGAAACGAGCACCAGGGATTAGGTATTAAGGAGATTGTAGATGACTAATACCACTTACCTTTGTAATGAAGATCCACAACCAGTATTTAGATGGCTTGTTAAAAAGGATGGAACAAAAGTCTTGCAACAAGAATATATAATTAAGGGAGAAAAATGGGAAATAGAGTGGAGGGATATTCCGGAGGTACAAGATGAATAAAGTTGGACAGATATATAAAGAAAGGGGAACGCCAAATATATGGGTTATAACAAAATGTGATGGTAGGGAATGTAATATGATTTGTCAAGACGGAGAAGTTACTTATGGATATGTTCCTCACTTTTTTTGGGAAAAATTAGAGCTTGTCGCAGAATATCAAACTTGGCAAGAAGCTGTAAACAGTAAGGAGTTTAAGGTAGGTGAAAAATGAGATGCGGTTATTGTGATTATTGCCGATACGATATGTCAGATGATGTGTATGAATGTCTTATAGGTATTGAGGCAACAGAAAATGAAGAAGGGTTAGGCTGTCGATTTAACAAAGTTACTTTGAAAAAACTAAATCGGCAATATTGGGAACAGGAAGCAGAAGATGCTTTGGCAATGAGTAAGTATTGGAGGGATTACAAAAGGTAGGTGGAAAATGAGCTGGAGTGTAAAAAAGCCATCAAAAGACGAATTTATTGAAGGTGCTGAAAAGTACATAAAATATCTTGAAAAAGAGTTATCCAATGCAAAAGGCTATTGGTATAAATTACAAATAAAAATAGCACTTAAAAAAGAAAAAGAATGGTTAAAGGAGTTAAAACAAGATGAGTAAAGAATATATATGTATTTCTATTAAACATTCCATGCATGGAAATGGTTGGTATTTATGGTGTCCTAATTGTCAAGGATATACAGGGGATATTGAAAAAGCTGGATTATATAAAGAAGAAGATTTTAAAGGTGCAGGAGATTTTCCGATTGTTAAAATGACAGCGGATATTTGCGAAAAGTATAAAAAATACGACAGTGTTTTAGTAGATAAAGAAGATTTTATTGTTTATTCGTGGAATTTAAGAAATTTTGACACCACAAAAGATTTAGATAACATGAAGGCGGCTTTGCATGGTATAAAATGCATTTTAACATCTGATAATATTGATTATCGAACAAGGATTGAGAAAGCATTAGCAAGAATTGAATGGATAAGAAGGAGTAATTAAAATGATTAAACTTCTCGTTACCTCAACTCTTATCATGTCCGAGGAAGATTTATGGTGGTACGCCGCCCGAAATTCCGAACGCGCCAAAAATCTCAAACCGGAAGAGTTTATTAAGAAAATAAAAGCCGGTGAGCGCATTGTTGTAAAATTCCCGGATGAAACAATAACCAGTTATGAACTTATCGAACAGAAAAATTGAGGAGGTGTTAAAGTGATTGATAAGCTACAATTTATCAGAATGCTTAGGGAAGCGATTTATGAAATAGAGCATCGTGATATTGGGGATGATAACAATGTTATCTTCACAATGGAGCGAATTTTACCAATGTTTGACAAGAAAGCAAACAAACTCTTTAGGCTGTCTATTAATTATGAGGAAAAAAGAGGTGCTACATGGTTAAAATAACTTTTTACCTTAAAACCTGCCAAACGGCTACGCTAGAAACGTCGCAATCACAAATAGAAAAACTGCATGAGATGATTGATAAATGCACCGATGGATTTTATGAAATTTACGGTGGAAATAAAAAAGCACTCATAAAAGCTTCCGAAGTAACCATGATAGAAATTCAGGATAAAAGTAATGTCTAAACCCAAAAAAGACAAACTTGGCTACCTTCACGAAACTTGGCAAATCAAAGAAACGGAGGATGTGTTAAAAAACGCCCATAACGGTGATATAATTTCTTATGATCGGCACACAGCTACATCCGGAGAGGGAGGAACATTTGTTGTTTATAATGGAAAAGAGTGGATGCCGCATTATTGTGATTGCAAATATAGAACGCTACAACAACTTGTTGATGAGGGATTTAACCTTAAATATGCCGGTCACCGTGGCGATGGAAATAAAGATGCTTGGTGGAATCAAGGGGAGCCATTAAATTTACTTGATTTAGTAGTATTAAACTTATGATGAGGTTTTGAAATGTCAAAAGATACCTTTAAAGCCATAAAAACTATTCAATATAACTTAGTAGTTGCTTTCAATACGATAGCAAGAGAATACCCGGAGGCATCAATATTAAGCTTAATTGCTCATATCATGAGAGATGTAGAACATCTTAAAGTATCTGTTGTGGATACAGAAAAACAAAACTTACTCCTCACAATAGCCAACGCCGAGTTAAACGACCGCTTAATCATAAAAAAGGACTGGACAAATGAATAAAAGAATACTAAACACAAAAGAGGCTATTGAATATTTAGGGCTTGGCCGTCGTCAGTTTGAAGTCGCGGTCCGGCAAGGGGATATATCATTTAAGGTTATAGGGAGCAAGCGGTTTTATCCGGTTTGGGTGTTGGACAAATGGCTAAACAGCACAATCAACCATATAGATTGTTCAAGCGCGGCGATACATACCACGCCTATTTCTCGTGCATCATCGAAGGGCGACGGGTACGAGTTAGAGAGACTTGCCGAACAAATGATGAAGCCCAAGCAGTTCAATATTGCCTCCAAAGACTATCGCAAATACAACAACAAATTAAGGACGAAGCCTCTGGTCGATTGCCTCGCTTAACCTTGGATGAGGCCTTTTCACGCTATATGAAAGAAAAAGGCCAATATTTAACTCTTCCCAAACAACGCCTATCTCGTTTAATCAAATTAAAAAAAGAGCTTAAAGTCACTTATCTTGATGAAATAAAAGAGCCGCAAATCAACCGTTTTATAACTTCCAACCGGCAAACTTTAAGCAATTCCACCATCAATCGTTATCTTTTTCTTTTATCGGCTGTCATCCGCACAGCAACTGAGGAGTGGTCCGTTGCCACTTATCCGCTCAAATTATCCAAATTCAAGCTTAAAGAGCCGGCCGAAAACATAAAATTCTTATCTGATTGGCAAATAGCACAAAAGATTATTGACCGCGCCGCTGATCACCTTAAGCCCATTATCTACACTGCTCTTTATACCGGTATGCGTGAGAGCAATATCTTAGGTCTTAAATGGGAAAACATCGACTTTACCGGTGGCACTATTACCATAAAAGTTAAGGATAAAACCAAGCAAGGTGGCAAAAACCATTCCATCCCAATTATTCCTCAACTTGCACAAATCTTGCACAACCAACCCGAGGTTAGCGATTTTGTATTCACCTATAAAGGTAATCCGATTAAAAGTATTATGACCGCCTGGCGTAATATCTTTTATAAGAGAGACGGTCGCAAATCCTTTTCTCATGAGCTTAAAGATCCGGAGCTTCCTTATATCAACTTTCATGCCCTCCGACATACGGCGGCCACCTGGATTTTACGCAAAACAAATAACTTGCGGATTACCAAAGAGATTTTAGGCCACGCCAATATCAATACAACCCTAAAATATGCCCATGTTTTGGACGATGAAAAGCGAAAAGCTTTAAATACGGTCTTTAATCAATAAACTCAGCGATTCTCTTATAGTTAACTTTTTGTTAACTATTTGTGCACATTTTGTGCAACTTTGTGCAAATTTTTGTGCACAAAACGCCATTTTTAGCCATTTTCTTGATTTTATTTTTAACCCCCTGGATACGAAAAAACCCTTGAAAAATCAAGGGTTTGAAATGGTGCTCAGGGACGGGATTGAACCGCCGACACGAGGATTTTCAGTCCTGTTATCTGATTGCTATTTGTTTTTGATTTTCAATAAGTTACTTCATTTATAAAAAATCGTTGTGCACATTTTGTGCAACTTTGCGTAAATTTCAACGGTCTATCGCTCGTAAAATTTTGCCCTTCCTTGTTTGGATAAATTATCAGCAATCTGATTACCCACCGCCCTTGTTTGATAATATTCCGTATGTCCTTTGGTCCACTCGATATGAGGCTTAAGCCGTCTGATTTTATAAGCCAACACCTGCATTTGGCGCATCCGAATATATTGTGCCTGGGTGCGTGGCTTTTCGGTATTTTCCGCACCGTTAATATATTGAATTGCCGTCATCGAATCGGTGTAAATCGTGCAATCTTTACCAAACCCTAAAATAGACGCCTGATATATCGCCCACAATTCGGCATAATTTACATTGTCCGTCCTAATCCAATGGCTAATTGTGCGGTTGCTTGCACCGCGCATCATATAGATACCGATACCGGCAATTTGTCTTTTCTCATCAAAACTGGCATCGGTAAATATTTTCATTGGCAGAGCTCCAATTCTTGGCGCAGTTTATCAATCCGGCCAATCCATTGCCAAAAGTTCTCATAGCCCTGGTAGGGAATATTGCTCAGCTCTTGGCCGACCTTTTCTCCACCGACAGGATAAACCGGACAATTATTATAAGATACCACGCTCGAACAACCGAAGAGCGCCATCACGGCCAACATTAGGCTTAGAATATATTTTAGCTTTTTGCTTTTCCACATACTTAACAACCTCAACCGTTTCTTTAACCACTTTTAATTCGGCATTATTTTTGCCAGCCATATACCCAGAATAATAAATTCCAAGACTTGCAAGCAAAGATACAATAACAGAAACCGCATATTTCACCCAAACAGACATAACATCCACCCCAAATATGCGCCATATATTAGCTCGGCTATATTCCAACCGCCTTTATACAAAGGATAAACCTTCCGGCTGAATAAACCGACAAGCCAATAAATGGTGCCCATTGCCACACCGCACACCATAAAAGGTATGCTTTGAAGTGCCAGTCCGATGATAAAGGTCATATAAAGCCCTCTCACGGTCAAGCCCAACCAACCAAACAAAATCGCATGGTCAAGCAAATTAAACGCCGGTATATGGACTGTCCACTTCCAAACCTTAACATCATGTGCATCCCATTTCATATTATCCAGGATATGATCAACCTTCGGCAAATCTTCTCTATCCGGTTGCGGCTCTGCAATCCCCAAAACACATCCGACATATTCGCCCCATCCGGCCAATTGTGTAGAAAGTCTCGCCGCAATCATCAAAACCAATTGATAGTTTTGATCCCAACCATGCAAATAAGCGGCGCAAAGACTAAAAATAACCGCAAACCACCATTTGTTTAGAGGAAACTTCCATCCCCAACGCTCACCCAATCCACCGCGGATCCTAAAGCCTAAAGCGCATAATAAAATTATTATCACTCTATCCATACTACCCACTCTCCTTTTTCAATCAGCCGCGCAATTCTTTTAGCTCTTTTCGGGGTATCATATTTAGCATATTTACTGTCTAAGCATTGCTCAGCCGCTTCTTTGTAGTTGCCAACACCCAAAGCCCTTAACATTTTTCTAAAAGCCTTCACTCCGTTAATCCCGAGCTGAAAAGTCATATCAATAAGCGCATATTGTCTTTGGTCATCCAGTTTATCAAAAAAAGGAATGCGCTTTTTGCATTCCTTTTCACACCGTGCTATATCGTTTCTCAAAAGATAATAGGCCATCTCTCGGGTTATACCATGCTTCCAATCACCCACCACCTTAAGTTCTTCGGCGGTAAAAGGATTGGTTTCGACACACCGTCCGATACCGATTGTTAATTTTCCTCTTGTGCATTTATAGGGTTGAAGTCGCAACCCTTCATGAAAAACAAGTCTGTTGATTATCTCCGGCATATCAAGCATGGCCACCCTCCTTTTTTAATAATTGTTATTCTGCTGAAACTTCCTCTTTCTCGTTGATATTTACAAAACAAGATCCGCTCTCGGCTCTCAAATAAATATCGCCTGAATTATAAACCGTCTCGTAGCTCTCACCGGCTTTGAGCTTTCTTCCGCCCAAATTATCCGGTGTATTAGAGCTGATATTTACCAATAAAGCATCGCCACCGCGGTTTTGGATTTCATAAATCTTACCTGCGGTCAAAGTTTCCAAAGTGCCTGCGCCGGTCCAGGTTGCCCCGACCTCACTAAATAGCAATTGTGCCATTATTTTTTCTCCTCAATATCAATTCCAGTTTCGTCTTTGATTTTTTTCAAAGTAAATTGTGTTAAAATCTTAAATACCTTATTGCCGGTGATCCGGTAAAAGTTCTCTAATATTGAATAAAGCTCAATACCACAAATCAGCGTTGCTCCGATATTGGCCAAACCACAATTAGCAAAAACAATCATGTATTGGTCAATTCCTTGTAGCAAAAAGACGGCTGTCGAATACATTACAAACTTTAACACCGTCTTTTGCAGTCCGTGAGAGCTCATTCTCTCACCCTCAAGTAAAGAAGCATGAACACCGGTAATAAGATCAACCACAATAAAAATTAAGAGCCATAGGATCAAAACACCCAATGGCTCCAAAAAACCCAATATTCCGGTCAGACAATAAGCCCATATCTTGTCTATATCGAGTATCTTTCCCATCTCTTACTTCCTTTTCTTACCGCCGCAAGCCATTTTAATCACCTCCTTTAATCTTGATTATCGCCAACAATATAATGGTATTCCTCGATGGTGATTGTTCCTTTCTCCACACGTTCCATAAGCTGTTCTTTGGTGAGCCTTCCGGCCTCATAAAGCCGTTTTAAGCTCTCAACTATTGCTCTTGTCTCCACCATCTTACAAAACTCCTTCTTCAATAAGTTTTAATGTGTATTCATCCACAATCTCAGCCTCACGCAACTGCTCTGCCGATTGTACGGCTTGCCAAGCGGCAAACTCGGCCTCGGTTGCGACCGCTTCCTCATAAACCCAAACCTTTATAGTTTCGCCGTCCGGATTTGTGCGCTCCTCCTCACGGATATTTTTACGCAACAAATAGCGTTTATCGGATATAGCCTCAATAGCTTTCGGGCAAATCCTACTCTCAGATTGTTTATATTGCATATTCCTTTATCCCTTTAATATATTGATTAACCTTAATTTGTTTGTTTGATATGCGCTTACGCAGTTCTTTTATATTTACATAAGGCGAAATATATTGCTTAAATGCCGTATAGGTATTAGCCACCTTAAACCGCCCCATATAACTCAAGACACGCAGGCAATCATAAATTGTTATCTTTAGCTTTGCACGCACGCGCCGAATAAGCCTAATCGACTTGAGAAAAACCCTGTCTCTTAGCTTTATCCAACCGCCTCGCTTAAACTGATATCCGATAAAATTAACGCTGTCGAAGCGGTGAACTTGCCAAATTTGTTTTAATGACATTTTCAAATCGATGATTTTATGCTCGATATCCAAGCATAACCGCTTAATCTTGCGTTTATTCGAGCTAAACAGAATAATATCGTCCATATAACGGACATAAAACTCCACTTTTTTATTTTCTTTAATATAATGATCTATGGCCATCAGTAAGATATTGGCAAAAATCGGACTGGTATAAAACCCGATTGGTATTCCTCCTTTTACAATCCGGCCATCAATAATTTGTTTATTGGCTCGCAAAATCAGCGCAAACAGTCTTAATACGCGTTTATCGCGTATCGTTTTGCGGATTTCTCGAAAGACATAACTCGGCTTAACATTATGAAAAAACTTTCTTATATCAAGCTTTGCAACATATCTTGTTTTGTTTGGATATTTAGCCAAGATTTTGGCCAAATATTTTCTTGCCTGGTCGCCACCTCTTCCTTTTACGCTACCGCAACTATACTGGTAAAATTTCTTTCGAAAAAGCGGCTCGCATATATTCATTATTGCGTGGTGAACACATTGTTCGCGAATAAAATTAGGGCAAACAATATACCGTTTCTTTAACTCCACCCCATCATTAATCAAAGTGGTTGGATGAACTTCCAACGGTCGCCAAGTTCCATTTTTCAAACTTTCATGAAGCTTATTAACCACTTCTTCAATATGAGACAACGCTTTTCTAACTGTTGCCTTTTTGCGCTTTCCTAGTGCCGCCCGACATATCGCCTTGCGGATATTTTCTTTATCTATTATTTTTTCAAATAAATGGTTATAGGTTTTCATTTATTCCTCAAAAGGTTTATCATTTCTCTTATAGCCTCACGGACGTTTACCATTTTGCTACTAGCCCGTGCCTTTTGCGGCGTAATTTTCGCCACGACCGAGCGAGGAGCTGATAGGGCATTTTAGAGAAACATTACACTATAAGATTAAGCGAAGCGCCGTTGTTCCAATTCGAGTTCGACGGCAGGTTATTCACATTGAAGCAGAACACGCCATCGATAGCCCCGTTATTCACATTGCCACCGAGGATCAACCTCAGGTGAGGAACCGCGCCCGACAGGTCGCCCACACAACCCCCACACATAATAATTTGGTAAAACTCATGCTAAAGGGGGAGTTTATCCCCCTTTGCAACCCCCTTAAAGGTGGTGATAAGAAAGCGAAGCGCCGATGGCCCAAGACGAGAACGACGGCAGGAAATCCACAAGGAAGCAGAACACGCCAGCGAGAGCCCCGG